AGCGTATTTTGGAGTCATGTAATCATCGTGTTTTATAAATGTTTTTGTATGAAAACCTGCCATTATACATTCAATGGAGAAAAAAACCAAGTGGTTTTAAATATATTTAGTAGGTATTACAGTGTGGCATATAATTATAAGAACATGACAATAAATGCATATAAATCAGTAGGCAAACATTTTTGTAGGAAAATCTGCAGTAGCACCTCCTTTTCTCTGTTGCTCAAAACATCATTTCTCCATTGCTCCATTTTTGCCATAATTCTATATTGATAGGCAAATGGTGTTGGTGATATAACTTTGTAAATTCTGTATTGATCCTGAGTGGATTTTGTATGTTTGTTCTCCCAAATACGAGAATATTTGATTTCAACGTAGTCTTGCATAACATGGAGACAGTGTTCATATACCGATACCGGTCTGTAAATACGTTCTGATAATTGGTCATTAAATGAACGTCTTGAAGCAAATGATAAGAATGTCTTTTCCGGATCATGGCATTTGTGGATTTTCCTTCTCAAATCTCTCCAATTTGTTTCTGATAAAATACCTACCCATAGATTACTCAGTTCCAACATAATAGAATTGTTCATTGTATAGCGTGTTTTGATAACAGTTTTAATAATATTTGATGATAGATGCTCATAGAGTAAATATAAAAAAGGTATTTCAATTTTCTGACATCGTTTTATATCCCCTACCGAAAATATTATCATAGTATATAAATGATAATATCTATAGACGATTCTCCAAGAAAAGGCAAGCGATTCCGTGTAATATGGCAATATGAACATGGAGGAACAAAAGCATTTGACTTCGGGCAAAGTCCCCGTGGTAACACATATATAGATGGTGCAACAGATGAAACCCGTATGAATTATTGGAGGAGGCATATGGCAAATGAAAAAGAACGGTTTAATATAGAGAACCTGATACCTAGTCCATCATTGTTTAGTGCATATTTGTTATGGGGCAATTCCAGAAACATACATGAAAACATCAAGGAACTAAATAAGATTATGAGATAGTGAAGTTATTTAGTGGAGTTCCATCGGCAATCATCTGTTTTAGTTTTCTGGATCTTTCTGCAATCCGGGCATCCTCTTGTGCTTTCAAAACTGCTTTTCTACGAAGATATGCTTGTCTCTGATATTTTCCCATATTTATTGTTTTCTTCTCCATTATATATATGCCGACAAAAAGAGAAGAGGAATACTCTGCTAAATATATTCAACATATGGAGAAACTAATGGATGATATAAAACGTGCAGAATCAATCATAACACGTGCGGAAGGTATTTTAGCATTATTGAATGATGAGTTTGAGACTATATTATCACGAAGTGATATAAAAACTTCTCCAGTTATTATACTAGAAGATGGAGGAAGAAAATGAATTACCGCCTTTGAAACAGATGCATAAAACAATGGATTTAATAGGTGTTCCAAGCAATGTATTTCCGTTGTTATTTAGTAAGGAAAGATGGTCTAATCTAGAAAAGATCATAGCAGATTTAATAGATGAAATGGGTGTAACTGTTTTGCAAAAAGTATCTTATCATTTTCGTGGATATGATGGTGCAATGACTGCATTGTTTCTATTATGTGAGTCTCATTTTAGTATTCATACATATCCGGAATACAAGTATATTGCTATAGACCTATTTACGTGTGGTTCTAGTGATTCAACTGATTTGTTGATGCGGTTGATTGATATTATTAAACCGGAGAAATATATCATTAATACTATATCACGCAATGCCATATAAGATTGTTCCTGAAGGTTCTGGATTCGTTGTAAAACATGGCACTCACGCTTTCAGTAACAAACCACTTACAAAAGCAATGGCAACAAAACAGCGAGTTGCTATAGCATTGAGTGAGTCACGTAAGACTGGTAAACCAGCAGGTAAATTCTTTGCATAATAATACATAAAAACTTCTCAATATTATTAAATGAATAATATGGAGAAACAAGCAATCACAAAGGAGTTGTTACATAATAAAACTCTCAAAGACGTAGAAATAGAATGGAATAAATTGAAATGCTTAACAGTTTATAAACCGAATACCATGGTTGGTAATTTAATATGTGACTTTTTCACACTAGATGAAAGACTTAATACAATAGGTATAAAAGGTTGTAATTTCTATCAGTTCTATTCTAATATAGATTTGTATAGGGAGAAATGGCAGAGCATTGATAATATAATACGATGGTGTGATGCAAACCGGAGATATATGGATAGTCATGTGCGTAGGGCAAAATTTATATATAATCTCTATTTCGGTGCAATAAGCACATTTTCTCCTATTAGAACAATGGAAGTATTAGACCGGTGGCAACCGAAGATAGCGCTTTTAGACCCCTGTATGGGATGGGGAGGTCGTTTGATCGGATCTTGCGTGAAAAACATCCCCCAGTATATAGGTCTGGATACAAATACGAATCTGATTCAACCATATATATCACTTGTTGATTTTCTAAAAGAGAGAACCCAGACACGAATAAAGTTGGATTTCTGTGATTGTCTCAAATACGATTATTCAACCATCCGGTATGATATGGTGCTAACATCACCACCATATTTTGATATAGAGGTCTATAGAGATATGCCGAAATACATGGATTGGGAAATGCAGTTCTATATTCCATTTTTTAGAATCACATTTGAGAACCTAGAAAATGGAGGAGTATATATAGTCAATATACCGGATAAAATCTATGAAATAGCGAAGAAAGTTCTCGGTGAATGCAATGAACGTATTCCATTTTTGAAACGGTCACGAGGAAATGGATATGTAGAATACCTATATGTCTGGTTTAAACAATTGCCCTAGATCTGCGTATAATAGGTCCTTCGCCCTTATAAATGGGTTTGGGAGAAGTATCTCTCTTTCTAGGTTCAAAAAACTTGTTAACTGCTTTTTGAGTAAAAAATCCTTCTGGCGTATTACTGCGGAACTTGGTAGGTGCGGAACGTTCTGCCATAGGACTTGAATATAGTGGTTGTGTTTCAGTATAAATGGATTCAGGTGCTATTCCAAATGACCCCTCAAATGTGAGTGGAGAAACGGGTCTTTGTGGTTCTGGTTTTTTAGAATACTTTCCAGATTTGGTATAAGAACGTTTCTGTCTTGGTTCTGCAATAGTAGTTCTCATTTCAGGTTCATCTGTAATACGGGTACGTGTTTCTTTGGCAAATAATCCAAACATAGGTCCTTCCTCAACCGGATCAACTTGCATACGAGGTATATCAACCGGTGTAATAAGTTCTCTCAATGTCTCACGTTTTGTAGGCAGTTCTAAAATCTCTACTGGTCCTTCCGTTCCAACTTGCCCTACATCTTCTAATATAGTGGTTTTGACTTTGACCGGTGCAACAATACTGGTGGCGGGTTTTGGAGGTGCTGCAATAGTGGGTTCTGGAGGATTATATCCAACCAGTTGGGGGAGAGTCTGATATACAACTGGAGGTAATTGACGCATAGGTGCTTCGCTCCCGGGGGGTTTTGCCACCTTGCGTGGTCTTCTGCGTCGTTTTTTTACTGGAAGTTCTCCGATTTTTATACTGATATTCTGGCGTTGTTCCTGTTTCTGCGTTTGTTTTATAGACTTTCTAGCACGTGATTTTTTAGGCATACCCTATATATAGTAACTCACATTTTATCGTCTGTTTTATCTTCTTCCTCAAATACAATTTCCTTATCAAACTTGAAAAACAGTCTATTGTGTTTTAAATTGAGAAGCAACCAATCGTGTGGTTCTTTGTATAATTTCATAATCTGTTGAAACTGGTTCTCTTTATAATCATAGAACTCTGCAAAGATTTTACCCATTTGTGATTTGCCTAAATTGTAGGTAATTAGATTTGTAGCAATTTCTCTCCATGTCTTTGGCAATTGATATATGTTTTGGCATAGGAGAACTACAGTAGTTTTCAGATGCCTCATTTTGGTTATAATACGATTTAGAATGACTAATGCACGTTTATCCTTTTTAAAAAGTGCCCCCATATCATCAATGGCAAGTATGGAATACTCATCCTCGTTTGCATGGGCAAGTAGTTTTTCATACAATTCTTCTAATATGTCTTCATTGTATTCATGATATATGTTTTCAGGTTGCATATTATTTATAAATATATTGTCTTTAGGAGCAATAGAATGCAGTGATACTTCCGGAATAATGGTATAGATATTGTGGAAACATTTCTTCCATGGTCCTCGTAATAGAGAAATGAGAAGTGAGGTTTTCCCTTGACCCATTTTACCACATAATAATGTAAAGTTGCATTGAGAAAATGCACACTCAACAGCGGGGTATTTAGTTAGTTTATCATCAATAATTTGGTCACAATGCATTGTCACATTTCCCATTTTGGGTTTCACTAAATTGAGAACTTGCATACTAATATAGCAATATAGTATATAACTAGATTTTATGGTATTATCGGAAACATTTTGGATAGCGTTTGTATCCACCGCTTCTGCATCATTTCTAGTTTGTTTGCGTTGGGCATATAAGTCTAAATGTAATCATGTAGAGTGTTGTTGTATCAAAGTTGATAGGGATGTTCATGGAGAAGAACGTCTAGATATGGTTATACCACCTTCTCCGAATAATTCCTCTAATAAAATGGAAAGACAAATCTCATTATAGATATATGGATTCACTAACAAAGAAACCTAAGAAGATACGTTTATATAATGCACTCAAGGCAGGTTATATGCGCAATGAGCGTCGTCAGGCAAAGTATTTGAAAAAGTTCGGTTACATAGTAGATCCTGAATTGACTCGTGGGAGGGAAAACATAGTAGCATACAATCCGTTTGATAAGAAACTATTGTATATTACAAATGGGACAGACTTTAGCAATGCGAATGATGTTGGAAACGATGCATTAATTGTATTAGGTTCTCAAAAAGCATCAGGCAGAATAGAGGATGAAAAAGAGTTATTGACAAAAGCACGTGCTAAATATAAAGGATCTAAGTTGGTAATGGCATCACATAGTTTAGGCGGGCAAATACAACACAATATAGCACCGGCAGATGCAGAAGTATTCACCTATAATCCGGCATATGGAATTAATCAGAAAGTGAGACCCAATTTTCATAACTATAGAACAAGTGGAGATATAATCAGCACATTTGCCCCCAGAGCAAATACAACTACATTAGAAAATCCCAACCAACGTAGCAGTTTCAATGCATTTAGTAATATACTCGATGCACATTCAACGGAGAACCTACGGAATGCTGGTATTTTTCTCTAATTACAATATATAATGTCTGACAATTCATTTCCAGTATCACCCCCTATTACAAAAACCCTTATTGTAACCAAAGCATCTGCACAAGTGCAATCTATTAATTTAGGTATATCTGCAACTATATTAGCAGTATTATTCTCTGATATAGGAGAATTAGTAGATACACGTGTTTATATACTAGAAGGACAAGACTATGCAAATTGGGGATCAGACGATACGTATATCCAGAACTATGTTCAGCAGAAATTAGCTGAGGAAGCAAGTTCATAATAGTTTTATACATGTACTTATAAAACTATCTATTTATTACACTGCATATATGCATTTAAACTCGCACTTCGATATTGCCATCGGGCATCACAATGAATATAATATCGGCTTTGGCAATGAAGGTGACATATTGGGTATTGGTGGGGGCATTGAGAACATTCATCTCCAAGTATGAGTTGGAGCTGGTGAGATCACTGCCATTGAGGAAGTTGGTCGTGGATGCAAGTCTCAAATCTTCGGCAAACTCAAATCCTGCCTGTGAATCAGCATAACTAGTTGAACCTCCCTCAATAACATTTTGGTCAAAGTTAGTAGCAGCAGTAGGAGCTGTTCCAGTTGCCCAATAATTGGAAAATGATTCGTATGGCAAACCACACTTGGCTTTCAGTCTATCCATACCACCATCGTAGTAGGCTTGTAAAGTGTGATTGAATATGTTTGCAATTGAAAATTGACTGGTTAGTGGCACGTTGGGAACACGCTTCTGCCCTGCAAGGTAGTATGACATAGAAGATACTAGTGGGCATTTGCTGTCAAATTGACCATTTACCGACCCAGTCGTGGTTTGGCTTGAATCAACAAAACGGGAAGCGAGTGACCGAGCCGATTTAACCCGAATAGGAACTTGTATAGACAAAGAACCCGTGACTCCGGCAGGGACAGTTCCCGAACCAACACGACTTGTGACACCAGCCATAGCCCATGGTTTGCTAGGGGAAGGTAAAAGACTTGCCGACTTCTGGTCAAGTGTGAGGTAAAAGAGTTCCAAGTTGATCTGGTCAATAGTAATAGTGACCTTTGCTCCAGCACCGTTAGCAGATGTTGCATTGAGGATTGTGACCGGAGCAGTGCTGGGGGTATAAAGGGTTATATCGTATTTACCAGCGCGACCAATTGGGAACATGGATTTAGCATCCACACCAATAAGGGCAGATTTCAAGGGAATTGCATAACTGAAATAGTTGCTACCAAGAACAATACCAGTTCCAGTGAAAGCAGGAATGCTATGACCTTGGGAATAATTACGAGAATCAAGTTTAGAATCTTCTCCTAAAATACCTAGGGACAACACATTTGCATCTCTGTCAGCTACGTTGTAGCCAAAGTTCAGATCCGAATTGCAGGCAAGATCCCACGAAGTTCTGTCATCTACGATTGCTCCATTAACCATCTCTGTAATACGGTTAAACCACGAATGAGCAGAGCCTTGCAAATAAGCACTAAGACCAGTATAGTTGGTAGTAGATGCAGTTGAGACTTGGTATCTGACACGGAATTGCAGGGTTGATTTAGAGTGGTCTATGAAGACATTGGGAGAACTTCCGGCTGGAATACTGAATTGAACAGGTTGAGCAGGAAACGATATAATACTTGGATCAGTGATACTGTTTTTAAGAGCAGCAGATTCAGAACTGACAATAGAAGACACATTATTAGGTTGCACACGCACAAATTGCGATGAGCATTCGGGAGATAAAACAGCTCCCAAAGATGGGAGGATAGCCGCAGGTAATCCAATAGGAACTTGTTCCATTATATATATTAGCCTAGAGATTATTCTTCCGTATTTTCAAATTGAATATTATTATAAATGGGCATTTTGAGAACATCGCTAAACGACCCAATCAATTTCTGGATTTTCCTATACACTTTGATTTTAAGGGCAAAGAAGGAGGCAATCCCGTTGAAGTCTATATAATCCCCATTATTGTCTAATATGGCAAGTTCTATAAAACTCTGATTTAGACCTTGAAGCTGAAACTCTTCGTTTGTTCCATTGTATACGAGTTGAGTATTGTTAGTAGATACATTTGGAACACTGCATAATACGTTTCCATAGGTAGAACCATTTTTGTCTAAAACAATACCATTGTATAAAACCCCGCCTATAGTACATATCTGGAAACTAGCATTGGGGAGAAAATTGCAGACCCGAGGCAAAATAACCGTATTTGTAGGACCTGCAACAGATGAAACTACGTTCTCGTTAAATCCCATGATATAGTCTATTGAACTTGTGCCTAAAATAGTGAATGCATAGGTTGGATTTGATATGGAAAACTTATTTGTGACTGAATTGAATGATATGCTAAATCCACTTACAAGACTGGTAAATGCAGCAATAAATGATGATACACCATAATTACCATATGGGAAATCATAGTCATATACAGAACTACCAATCATAATAGAAAGCCTACAATTATACTGATTTATTATATAATTTGAATTAACAAGCAGTGCATAGGGCATAGAAATCGTGATTTTATTAACCGTGTTGTCTCCATCAAAGTTGATATAATTACGTAAATCATATACTACATGGGATTTCATATCACCATTCAACAATGTTCCACTTGATGACTTGGTTGATAGATATAACATTTTTGTCTCAATTATCTCGCTTTCCACAAACTTCTGTTTCTCCATTATCTATACTATTCATAGATAAATCTGTTTGGAATAGTTTCAGCATTTCTTCGGCTTCCCTCTCTCGTTCTTCTCGTATTTCCCGTATTTGATCTTCGGTTAGTTTTCCTAAATGTAGGTCTATGAGTTGCTCACGCAGTATTTCATCTGGGATAAGTCTTTTGATGTTTTCAATGGCGTTTCTCTTGACAATAGACATTTGTCTTTATAGAATATTTAGAGAAAATTATTATAGCGTGTTAATGTATATGGAAAATCCAGAACCCACCAACGAATCCATTTTGAAACCGAAAGCAAAGAGAACACTGACAGATGAGCAGAGACTTGCATTAGCACAGCGTATGCGGGCAGTGAATGATAAGCGTATAGCAGATGCCATGGCAAGGAAACAGGTATCTCAAGAAGCACCACCACCGGCAGAAACGCCTAAAGTAGAAAAGAAGAAGCGTATAGTCAGAGTAGTAGAACTATCGGAAGCAGAAACCGATTCAGAATCGGAAGAAGAGATTGTTATAGTTCCCAAGAAGAAGGTTGTAAAAGCAGTCCAACCTAAACCCGAGGCAAAACCAAAAGCAAAACCGAAGAAAAAGGCACAACCAGTTTATGAAGAAAGCGAAGAAGAGGAAGCCCCCCAACCTATAACAAAACCAAAAGCAAAGAAACCAGTTTCTCAACCAGTTCCAGAAGCACCAAAGATATTATACCGATTTTTATAATCTAGTTCTATAATATATGGAGAACCTACCAGTTAAAAAAGTCTATACACTATATTTGAACTCCAATACAGGATTTAGGGGATTAATTAATAACTCCGATTATGCCAACGTCTCGTGGCTCGTGGATTGGGATTCGCTATTCAATCGTGAAAACTACCTTTACAAATATTGCGCAGTTCGGTTTAGAATGGTTGGAGAAATCAATACCGGTATTCAAGATAATAACCAAACACTGGGTGTTTTAGCAGCCAATTTCGGGGCTACGTTCTCTGGTAAAAATGCGCCCTATGTCGTATTAGGTTCTCTGGATTTAAAACCAGTTGCAAGCTTTACAACTCCGACATATACCAATGTCGGCAATATGATAGATACAGAAACAATGACACACGCACAAGGACAACAAATCGATATGCCAATTGGTCTGACTACATTAAATCTCCAACTATGGAAAGATGCATTCGGCTGTAATGGTGATGCGAACAATACTTTAGTAGCATCGTCATCAACCCATCAGTATTATATCATATTCCAGTTTGAGCTCTGTTAATTAAAAGAAGCAATATAAAGAGAAGATGCTATACTATGTTATACGATGCCACGATTACCTATTGATTATAGCAAAACGATTATATACAAGATTGTATGCAAAGATTTAACAATTAAGAATTGTTATGTAGGACATACTACTGATTTTCCTAATAGAAAAAGAACTCATAAATGTAGATGTAAAACTTCAGACAGATGTGTATATAAGTTCATACGAGAACATGGTGGGTGGGACAAATGGGATATGATTATGGTGGAACAATGTCAATGCACCAATTTATACGAAGCTTGTGCAAGGGAACGATATTGGATGGAAGAATTAAATGCAGATTTAAATCAATTGACCCCTGCAACTGGATTAGCAAAAAGTGAATATAAAAAACAATATGCTATTCAAAATGCAGAGATAATTGCAGAAAAACGAAAACAATACGATATTATAAATAAAGATAGACAACAAGAATATCATAAACAATATTATATTCAAAATGCAGAACGAATTAAAAACCATGTTTGTTGCATATTATGTGCAAAACAAATGGCGTTTAGTAGTTTGAACCCACACTATAAATTAAAGCATTAGAATTATATATAGTCATATACTATATATGAGTTTATTAGGAGGCAATTCACAGCAGGGATATAACTTCCCAAATATTACAGGTCAAGAAGATGCTATTGTAAGTGGTGTAAATGCCGAAACAATAAATGTATCAAACTACATATCATTTGAGGAGAACGTACCGAATAATAATACGGCAGATATAAACTATTTAAGCTTTAATGCTGATAGTGGGAATGGAGTTCTCAATTTAGGTGCATATGCCAATTTTACAATTAGCACAAATAATGACCCCAAGTTCCAAATAAACAGTGGGTCTAACTCTATTTCAGTGGATGGAACAGTTCAAGGATTCGGAACGGTGACAAATGATGAACTATTATATTTGCAAGGTGCATCTTCCAACATACAAGACCAACTAGATTCTATTGTGTCAGCAAACAATGAAGGCTATTGGGGATCATTCTGGTCATCCAGTTCTCAAACAATACCATCAGCAAATGCTATTAAACCGGTGGATTTATCCTATTCAGATCCAAGTGGTAATGGAATTGTATTGCAAAATGGTAATCAGTTGAAAGTGCTATTTTCGGGTGTTTATAATATTCAGTTCTCTCTACAATTAACACACTCTGGAGGAAGCAGTTCGGAATCAACAATATGGATTCGTAAAAATGGTGTGGATGTACCAGATACAGCAGGAGATGTATTTATGCAATCAAGCGCAACAAGACTATTACCCGCATGGAACTATGTATTGCAATTGAACGTAAATGATTATATACAATTGATGTTTTCATCAGACAGCACGAATACGTCTCTTATAGCATTACCAGCATCAACGACCCCGGTGCATCCGGCAATTCCCAGTGCGATTATAACAATGACACAAGTGCAATTTAACCAGACAAATCAATTAGATGGAGTTCCAGCCAATTATGGGTATTTTGCGGATACAACCGTCCCCGGAACTGGTATTGCATCTTCAACGACAGAACAAATAATAGCGTTGAATACACAAATAAGTGCATATGGGACAAGTTTATCAAGTAATGCAGTCACAATACAAAATGCAGGGAATTATACATTGCGATTAGTTTGCACAGTCGGTTTATCAACATCAACTCTAACCGTTATACAAACATTTTTCAAAGTAAATGGTTCTACAATTGCAGATAGTGGTGCTCAAGTGACATTAGTCAATAATGCAGTAAGACAACAGTTATTAAATCAAATTGTTTATAATGCATCTGCTGGGGATGTGATTACATGTTATTGGTTTGCAAACAATACCAATGGGAGAATTATTAGTCCGAATCCGGCAACTTCTCCAGCAGCACCAACAGTTCGTTTAGAAATAACGCAAGTCATCAATTCAGGACCTACAGGTTCTATAGGACCAACCGGACCGCAAGGACCAACTGGAGCACAAGGACCGCAAGGAACTGGAGGACCAATCGGACCAACCGGACCAGAAGGACCAACTGGAGCACAAGGACCACAAGGAGATCAAGGACCAGAAGGACCAGAAGGACCACAAGGAAACCCGGGGGAAGTCACAGAGGCAGAATTGACTGCCGCAATACTAGCATCTAGCACAGCAACTTTAGCAGCAGCAGCAACAGCAGCTACTACATATACCAATCTCGTAGCCACAGGACTGCAAACCCAAATAACGGCAAACACTACATCTATAACAACTTTACAAGCAAAGACTGTCAATCAATCAGCATTAGCAGGGGTTTCAACGACCTTTGCAGGAGCACTTATTTCGGATAGTCTAAATGCAACAACGGTTGATACAAATACCCTTGGTGTAGTAGATATTAATATAACAGGATCTATGTCTGGACTTGGAAAAATCAACCTCTCTTCTACTACAGGAGCAAATACAATATATGCTCCATCAACAACACTAGCATCAGCATCAGGTAGCGGAGGAGCAGTATATTTAGGAGGGTATTTGGATACGGTGTATGTGAATGGGTGGCCATTTGCGACTTATTTTGGGCAATGGTAGTAAGTTCTCCATATAATGTATAGTCTATAATATATAATGAGCTTTGTATTACCATGGACAGTGAATAAATTGGTTTCAACCAATATCAACAATGCCGACTCTATAACAGGAGGAGCATATGGAAATGTTTCTCTGAAAGTAGGAGGGAAAACACAATTAGTAGGAAATACAGTTATAGAAAGTAATGTTGGAATTGGTAAAGCAACGAATGCATCCTATTCTCTTGATGTTTCTGGAAATGTTAATTTATCCGGCAATCTCTATAAAAATGGTGTGATATTTGATGCAAGCTTTGTCACTCTAAATACAACACAAACTATAACTGGTACAAAGGCGATGAATAATCTACTCCCGTTGTATTCATTAAACAATACCACTTATAGAATTGGAACAAATTCCATGTTAAATCAACAAGCAGATTCAGCGTTCAATATAGTCTTTGGTACAAATGCAATGCTCGGAAATCCTTCCATTAATCCGTATTCTCCATCAATACGTAATATAATAATTGGAGAAAGTGCAGGATCGGGTATGAGGCAACTCTGTGATGATAATATCTTAATCGGTTATGAAGCAATGAAAAACGCATTCACTATAGCAAAGCAAAATGTGTATATTGGTAATTTTGTAGCGAAGAACCAAAATACAGGTTCTAGGAACACTTTCATCGGATATAATTGTGGTGGTTCTTCTGGTTCGCCAGGAGACAATACGGATTGTGTCGTTATTGGAGCAAATAGTTGTCAAACTCTAGCAGGGCGTTCCCAAGTAGTTATAGTTGGAGCAGGGAATGGAAATGCAGCAGCAAGTGTTGGAAACAGTTGGACAGTCGTTGGTTCTCTCAATTGTATCAATGCAACACAAGGCAATCAATTGACAATTTGTGGAAATAGAAACATCCAGAACTCAACAGTTGATTTTTTCAGTTTAGCACTTGGTAACCAAAATGGAAACTCACAAACGACGGGATACTACAATATTTACGTAGGACTTCAAAACAATTTAGCAACGTCTAGTATTTTTAATTCGGCAACGATAGGGGTCTTATCTATAATTCCACGGAGTAATTGTCTATATCTCGGGGCATCAAGAACATCAAGCAGTAGTCAAGTATATCAGGACGTGTGTATAGCGTTTAAAAACACTCTGTTGTCTGTATTAAATGGTTCTGCGGCAACTTTAAATATTGCGTTTGAGGATGCCGAAACAATTGTAATAACGGCAAACACAACTACCGTAATAAATTTACCAACTCCAAGTACAACGAGTGGGACTATTCGTAATGTAGGGACGCGTTTCACTTTGTTGAAATCTTACACTACGCCGGTTGCCATAACTATAAATGCACCCTCCGGTCAAACAATCAGACTTCCAACTGGAGCTACCGCTGCGAGTTACACATGGGAAGCAAGTGAGCAATATTTGCAAGTCGTGTGTATCGCCAATTCTGGAACGAGTTGGGGAATTATAAATTCGCAGGTATTAACTAGTGGTACACAGACCATTGCAGGAGCGAAAACATTCTCAACGCCTCCTGTGATGTCTGGCGCAAGTATCACAAGTAATACAATACCGATTGGTTCAATTGTGAATAGTGAAAATATAATGCTTGATAATGCAAACGAGACTATTACTGGAATATATACATTTTCAACTCCGCCAGTGATGTCTGGCGCAAGTATCACAAGTAATACAATACCGATTGGTTCAATTGTGAATGGTGGAAATATAATGCTTGATAATGCAAACGAGACTATATCAGGTATTTATACATTTTCAACTCCACCGATTTTCGGAAATAATTCAATTAATCCAAATTATGTGACGAATATGATATCAGAACCAGCAAAACTGCAATATGCATTCGGTCAGTTTTGTTTATTTCAAAAAATAGCAGGTGCAATAGAAAACAGTGCATTTGGGCACGGAGTAATGTCTGCAAATAGTAGTGTATCTGAGGAATTTAAAGGTTCAGGTAATTGCGGATTTGGAGCGTTTTCTATGTGTAACAGTGAAACTGCAGTTGATAATGCGTGTTATGGTAATTATAGTGGTTTTATGATACAAGCAAAATACAATTCCGCATTAGGTAATTCTTCTATGTATAATACCGATGGTTCATATAATTCAATGTGTGGCTATTCTTCAGGAGTAAATCCATTTGTTACTGGTCCAATTATTTTAAAAAGTTGTTCCGCGTTAGGTTCAAACACTTATTTTAATGGTGGTGAAGACCATATAACATTGATTGGTGCGGATAGCGAACGAGATATCGGAGCATATCCAGATAATAATGCGATTATTTTGGGTCGTTATCTAACAGACGATACATATGTTGGTAAAGACTTATATGTGTATAGTTCTATCAGAACAAATACTATTAGCCCATCATCAGGAACGACCATCTCCATTTCCAATATAGAAACAACCACTATAAATGGGACCAATATCGGAACTCTCAATATCGGTAATCCCACTTTTACAACAAATCTAAATGGAACAACAACTATAAGTGGCGGACAAAGAATAAACGGATATTCTACGCTTTCCGGTTCGCCAAATAATTTAACAAAACCATTATCCTCATATTACCAATTAACAACCGCGACAAACGGCGCATTAACACTCCCAGTTATTGATGCGACAATGTATGGTTCGCAAATTGTATTTACTAAAATATCAACTGACGCTATATGGACGATTAATGCCGGATCTGGAAATACATTCCGTTTATATAAAAGCAATAGCACAGCAACCGCAACCAGCATTTCATTGGATTATAACAATACGTGTGTCCGCATAGTAGCAACACAAACGAGTGTATGGGAGGTAATAGACCAAGATTCGATGTATGATGCAGTGAATCAATTCGTAATAGGTAGGCAATACTTTCCGTATAAAATCAACCCTACAAACATAACCGCAACAACAAATTGGAACACCACGTTTCCGTCGGCATTCTATGGTATTCAATTTGTGAGTCTAACAGCGAATAGCACACTGACTTTGCCGTTAAGCACAGACAGCAGAGTCCCACCAAATATGCGTATCAAGTTTAGACGTGTAGGCGGAACTACTACCACTACATTCGGACTCATAGCAAGTACAGGAAATACAATACTCGCTCTCAATAGTCTAACCAATGTTGCTGCCGGATCTATAGCAATCATTTTACAGTCTAATGTATATCAGGTAGAGGTTATATTAAATGGAACTCAATGGGTAGTAATGTTATAAGCTTCGCACCCGGGGCGCATTAACACCATTATTAAATAAATATGTATTTAAATACTTATTTAATAGAATAAATTAGTTAATCCTATTGCTTTAACTGCATAATTGTATTAAATGGTGCTTTAATAGCATATTATCTGCCTGATAATGGTCTGGTATACTGCATTAAAATATTTTAATGCAGTAAATGGACTCTTTAACCAACTATTTAATACAATTCTAGTGTTAAAGAGTGTCTATTAACTACATAATTCTATTAAATAAGTATTTAAACACATATTTATTTAATAATGGTGACATATTTATTTAATAATGGGATTAAAGAGTCGCCTCCGCCTCGGGTGCGCGTAGCGCTTCATATTTCTCTTTCATCCTCGCTAGTATTGATTCTCTATTCTTATAATAGTATGATCGTCCTAACTGCATATTATGCACTCGTTGTTTGTAATACCATTTATGTTTTATATCTTCAGGTATACTTGTA